CGCAAACACTCGTGATCATTTAATTCCGCGGAGTGCCGGCGGATCAAATAAGCGGGCGAATCTTTTTCCAAGCTGTCAGAGATGCAACTCGCTTCTTAGCGATAAAATGTTCGACTCGATAGAAGCGAAGCGAAATTACGTGATGCACAAACTTTTTGGTGTCAAACTTAATAGCCAGCGCGACAAAAGCGATTTAAGCGACCGAAGTGTTCCTTTGGTCACACTGTCCGAGATCCTACGCGATACCCCAATAAATTCAAATGGAAAGGTGTCGGTGTCGGTTGAAAAGAGCAGTCAGAAACTATGGTGTGACGTATGTAAGCGCTCTATGAATAAACACCATCGCTTTAAATCCTGTCTTAGTAATTCTGCGTTTCAAGTTCTTAAGGCTGCTACCGTCAAGCGAGTAAAAATTACGGATGACTATCAGGTTCTATCTTGTTGGAACGCCCATGGGGTAAGGGCTTAATCAACACGGGAATCAACATTGTTTGAGCCGGGGAATAAGCTAGCGAAGGGCGGTAAGCGAAAGAATGCGGGCCGGCCACCGAAAGAGCCATCGGCAATTAAAAAGGCTGCGCGAGTCATTGCGCGTGAGTTTATCGAAGAGCATGTGAAACCGGTGCTCAACAATTACCTCAAGCTGGCTGAAGGATATTATGAGACAAGGTTTTCAGAAAATGGGACGGAATACGAAATCTTTGTTGCCGATGGCCCGACGACCCGCCATTTTATAGACAAGTTGCTTCCCGATGACAAATCGACGAACCAGCCTAGCGCGCTCACAATCAACTTCGTCAGATTTGACAATACCCTACAAGTATCTCCCGCGAACCTACCAGTTGCCCTTCTGGCGGGCGATGCAAACGGAAAAGAATCGAGCGGTGTTAGTCTGGCATCGCCGAGCGGGCAAGGACAAAACGGCATTAAATTTCACGATTTCTAAAATGTTTCCCGAGAACGGCGGCCGGATCGGCACCTACTATCACTTCTTGCCTACTTACAACCAGGGCAAGAAAATCCTTTGGGATGGCATGGACTATACCGGTTTCAAGTTCATGGATCATTTCCCTAAGCCTTTGATAGCTCATACGAGCGAACAGGAAATGCAGGTGACGCTTACCAACGGCGCGATTTATCAAATTGTTGGCACCGACAAAATGGACAACATCGTCGGCACCAATCCTGTCGGCTGCGTGTTTTCTGAGTACGCTTTGCAGAATCCTAAAGCTTGGGACTTGTTCCGGCCGATTCTAACTGAGAATCACGGCTGGGCCATGTTCATCTACACGCCGCGGGGCCGCAATCATGGCAAGGTGCTCTATGACATGGCTATCAATAATCCTGACTGGTTTTGCGAGAAGCTCACGATCGACGACACGATGCGCGAGGATGGCACACCGGTTATCACCAAGGCCGATATTGAGCGCGAGCGCCGCGAGGGCATGGATGAGGAGTTAATTCAGCAAGAATACTACTGCTCATTCGAAGGTTATCAGGAAGGCTCGTATTACGTGAAGCAGCTTCGCGAAGCACAGCCCCGCATTACAAGCGTGCCCTGGCAGCCCAGGCTGCCCGTAGCGACGTTTTGGGACTTGGGCATAGGCGATGCGACGGCGATTTGGTTTGCGCAGCGTGTGGGGCAAGAGATTCATTTAATCGACTATTACGAGACCAGCGGCGAGGGGATGAGCTACTATGCCAAATATCTGAGCAGTAAGCCGTATCTGTACAGTGAGCATTATTTTCCGCATGACGGCGACGTGAAAGAGATCGGTACGGGCGTATCGCGCAAGGAAACCGCGCAATCCCTTGGGCTGTTCCCGATTGAGATTGTCCCGCGGCTGGGTGTGGATGACGGTATCAACGCTGTTCGGCTGGTGTTTCCGCGTTGCTGGTTTGATAAAGAGAAGTGCCAGCAGGGTTTAAACGCATTGGCCAATTATCACAAGGTTAGGGATGAAGTGCGCCAGGAGTTCAAGGCCAAGCCCGAGCATGACTGGTCGAGCCATGGTGCCGATGCGTTCCGTTACTTTGCCGTGAGCGTTGAAAATGCGTCTTGGAATAGTGATTACGGGGATGACGTGAAGGTAATCTCTAACTACAATCATTGAGGGGTGAACCATGAGTTTCATAGCCGACCTATTCTCAGGCCCAAGCAAACCAAAAACAGTGAAGCCGCCGGCTACCGATACCAAGGGCGTGCAAGATGCCGCCGCTGAGGCCCGCAGGCGCGCGGCTGCTGCCAAGGGGCGCGCGTCTACCGATATCGTGGGGAGTAGGTTGGGGAATGTTGGCTAATGACCCGACCCGCCGAAATCTGCAAGCTTCACGAAACGCTGAAAACTCAGCGCGTGAACTTCGATAATACCTACCAGGAAATCATTGACCACATCGACCCGCATCACCGCGACGTGACTACGGAACGATCGCCGGGTGAGAAGAAAAACGCTCGGCAGTTCGACGGCACGGCGTTGTATGCCAGCGGGATATTTGCCGACTTTTACCAGGGGAGCGTGTTCAATCAAGGGACCAAATGGTTTTCGATCCGTCATCGCAACGCTGAAGTAAACGAGAAGCAGGAGAACGCGGCTTGGCTCAATAAGACACGCGACACGGCCCTGCAAAACATGCGTTATTTCTACGGGCCTGGCGGTCAAGCGATCGGCTCGTGGGCGCTGTTTGGCAATGGGCCTGTGTTGATTGAGGAAGTACCCCAGCGCAAGGAATACCAGGCGCGAATCAAGTACACGTCGATCCCTTGGGGCCAGTACACCATGGCCGAGGGCGAGGACGGCAAGGTTGATAAGTTCCTTCGTGAGCTGAAGTTGCCGGCGCATCAACTGTATTCGATGTTTGGCGACAAGTGCTCGGATGATGTTATCAAAGCTGCTGACAAAGAGCCGCTAAAAGAGTTCAAGATCCTCCATTCCATCCTACCGCGCGACTTTCAAGCTTATTCGAAATCGGCCATCAAGACGAACAAAGAATACGATTGGGCGTCATGCTGGGTTGAAGTCGAGAAAAAGCGGTTGCTGAAGGAGTCCGGCTACCGTAAGTTTCCGGTGGCGCTGGCGCGTTACAAGCTCATCAGCGGCGAGGTTTATGCTCGTGGCTTGGGTGAAGTGGCCCTGGCGGACGCCAAGACGGCCAATCTCATGCGTGAGCTAACCTTGCTATGGGCTGGCCGGCAGTTAGATCCGCCCCAACTCATCCGCCGTAATTCAATCATCAATGGGATTCTCAACATGCAGGCGAAGGGTAAAACCATCGTCAGCGATATTAATAACTCGGTGAAGTCCCTGATTGAAGCGAGCGATTTGCCCTCCTTCGAGCATCTCATGGACTTGATTGAAAAGCAGATTTTGCGCGTGTTTCACGTGGACGAGATTCTAAATCTGCTTTCTCACGAGTCGCCCCAGCTTACCGCTTTCGAAGTGAATGCGCGTCTGACCCTGCTACAGCAAATCCTTGGCCCGGTGTTTGGCCAAAACGATGTTGATTTCTTCTCAACCGTGATCGACGTGACGCTGGACAACCTGGCGCACATGGGGTTGCTGGACGAAGCGCCGGACGATATTGCGCAGTCCGGCGATAGGGACGCGCTAGATTTCATCTACGAAGGCCCGCTGGCTCGAGCCCAGCGCAATCAAGAGCTCGTGAATATTCAGCAGAGCGTGGCCGATACTCAGGCGATTGTGGCGTTTGCGCCGGAAGAAAATCTACGTGTGGATTGGGGCAAGATGCATCAACGGGCTTATGAGATTAGAGGCACGCAAGAATTCCTATTGGATGACGGCGATTACAAAACCGCTGTCGATGAGGCACGCGCCAAGAAGAATGCCGAGACGCAGGCGGCACTTATAGCCGGCGCGGCTGAAGCAGGCGGCAAAATCGCTCCATTAATTAAAGTGGCGAGGGATAGCGTTGGTGGCCAAGCAGCCGCGTAAACTAAAACCCCGCCCGACGTATCGACAGCACAGCGAGGCGGATACTTCTGCCACGATCAGGGCGGCAATACCGATCAATGGGATATTTATGGATTACCTAAGTGAAGTTGGCCAAGAGCGCGTTGAGGGTGCCAGTGAATTTGAGCGTGGAGTGTGCGAGGGGCGGCGCCGGTTGGCCGGTGATTTGATTGGTTACGCTTTGACGGACATACCAGCGGAGGGTTGATGCCTTTATCCGAAGAACACGCCGCGTTGATACCTGAAGATATTCGCAGCGATCCAACGATCAGCGTCTTTAACGATGTTGGCTCGATCGCCAAGTCTTACGTCGAGTCGCGCAAGCTGATTGGCAACTCAATCCAACTGCCTGGCAAAGATAGCAAGCCCGAGGATGTGGACAGGTGGTCTGGCGAGACTTCAGCCAAGCTCAAAGATCATGGTCTTACGCTGGCCAAGCTCTCCGATGCGCCGCCGGAAAAGCCGGATGGATATGAGTTCACGATTGAAGGGGCTACGCCGGAGCAGATTAAGGGCGATAAGATTCTCGGCTCATTTCGTGAGAACGCGCACAAGATGGGGCTTAACAACGCGCAGGCGGCCCGGCTTGTTGAGTGGTACATGAAAGACGCCGTGCCCGGCCTTACGGCTGGCGCTGATAGAATCGAGATGGTTGAAGACGCCGCGCAGGTCGAGAAGGTTTTGGGCGACGTATTCAAGGGCGAAACCAAGCAAACCTTAGCCGCGCGTGATCAAGCGGTAACGCTGCTCAAGTCTGAGATTCCCGAGCTTGCCGACTTCTTGGAAGGCACGGCGCCGTTCGGTAAGCCGTGGATGGCCAACAAGGATCATCCGGCAATGGTGAAGCTTTTGAAGTTTGTTGCTGAAGCCAAGCAACAGGACTTTGGCGGCAACATCGAAGGGCTGTCGGCTAGCGATACGGTTGACAGCGTTGACAGTCAGATTGCTGACATGCGAGCCAAAACGGATTTGAGTCCAGCGGAAATTGGTAAGCGTTTAGAACCGCTGTATAAAAAGAAAGCTTTTTTGATGAAGAAAGCGAGCTGATAAATGGCCATCAAGAAAACAAAAGAACATGAAACTTTGTCGGTGTTTCGTTCAAAAGAGCATGAGCCAGACTTAGAGACTCAAGTTAAAGAGTTGGCCGACCGTGTTGGCCGCTTAGAGCGTGGCCAGCATCCGGCTAAGGTGGCGGCGCCACGAGAGGAGGTGAAGAGTGATGACTAAGAAGAAGAAAAAGAAAAAACCCGGCTATTGAGCTTTGCGCGGAGAGCGCGGCGTCAAATCAACTTTATGCGCGTTGATAATTGATGCACTAGATACGCGCTTTCCACGGAGAGCTTAAAGCGACCGGGTAAAACGAGCGGGCGTAGTTTAAAGCACAGAACGCCGCGCAAGCGGAGGCTGAGGGTACAGAGTCGAAATCCTTCGCCCGCGCTCGTAGCCGAGATAAAAGAACCCGTTAAGGACTCTATAACTTTCCAACTCCCGACAATCCGGCGCGTGGACCGGGAGATTATTCTTAGCGCCGCTAGCCTCGCGTAACGAGGTTAGGAGCGACCCGCCTTGCGGACAATCCTCCGAAAGGTCGCCGTGACCATCACGGCCATCATTCAATTTCGGAGGATAGTCAATGTCAATCGAACAACATCACGTACTCAAGTACGCCGACGATGTTCAACTCGCCTATCAGCAGATGGGAAGCCGTTTGCGCGATTGCGTCGAGGTGAAATCAGGAATCATCGGCAAATCGTTTTCAACCAATGATATCGGTATCGTCGAGGCGCAAACCAAAGACAGCCGCCACGAGGTACACGCTCACCAAGACCCCGAACACACCGTAAGGTGGGGCAATCTCGTGTATTACTACAACTCGATCATGATGGATCGTGACGATGACGCGCGAGTGCTCGCTGACCCAAAGAACAAGTATGTCACGGGCGCTGCCGCTTCGCTGGGCCGGCGTGCCGATCGCACCATCATCACCGCGCTACTCGGCACGGCGATCACGGGCGAGGCTCGCACCGGAACGCAGGCGCTTCCTACCGCGCAGAAAGTCACCGGCTCAACATCGGCGTTGACCAAAGCGAAGATCCTAACCGCCAAGCGTTTGCTGGACGAAGCCGAAGTGCCTGACGACGGGCGCTATTTCGCCATCAGCGCGCAGGGACTCGAAGATATGCTCGGTATCACCGAAGTGATTTCCAGCGATTACAACACCATCAAGGCGTTGGTCGATGGTCAGATCAATACTTGGCTGGGCTTCAATTGGAAGCGAACCGAGTTGTTACCCAAGGGTATCGTTACGACCAACGTTCGCCAAGGCATCGCTTGGCACAAGATGGCGTTGGAATTTGGCGAAACTACGGCGAGTCAGTACAGCCGCATCGCCAAACGTACCGACATGCACGATAGCTGGGAAACCTATGCCGCTGTCGATGTTGGCGCAGTGCGCAAGCGCGACAAGGGCGTGGTCGAAGTTCACTGGTTGGAAAGTTAATCACGAATCCCCATTGAGGATTCAGAAGGGAAGTAAACAAACATGGCAGTAGAAAATTTGAAATCAAGACAGATCATCGCAAGCGAACTCGGCGCCACGGTTCCTTCGTATATCGGCAACGGCCGGCTGCGAGCGATTCGCAGTTCAGCGCCGGTTGTTGGCTCTTACGGCGCGGGCGATGCCAACTCAACGATTGCGCTTTTGAAGATACCGGGCGGCAAGCTTACCCTGCTCGGCCATCTTTCGATTGTGCGTCACTCGGCGTTTGGCACCGCGCGCACCATGGATATCGGTTGGGATGCCTACACCAACATGGACGGCACTGCGGTTGCCGCCGATGAGGACGGCATTCACAGCGCCGCCGACGTTGCGGCGGCTGGCTCGTTCGTTCCGTTGGATGAGTTGGGCGTGTCGGCAATGAAGGTGTTCGATAGCCTTGAGGGCGTGACCATCAGGGCGAAGGTTGAAGCCGATGCGTTGCTCACCGGCGAAACCTTGGACGTGGTTTTAGTGTTCATGGAATAGGTATGTGGGAGCATCGCGGCATAAAGGGCAGCGGCGATGCTCCCTCTTATCTTGGCAAGTTCAAGGGTAATTTAATCATTATCGGCGGCGCGCGCTGCGTTTGGGATGACTACACCAAGCTTACCAAGAGCGGGTTTCAGGGTTCGGTGATGGCGGTGAACGATATCGGTTTGTACTTCGACAAGATGCTCAATCATTGGGTGAGTATGCACGCGAACTACCTTGTTCAATGGGTTGCGCTGCGCCGCGGTCATTCGATGCTGGGGCATGAGTGCTTGACACACACGCGCGAACCTCACGCCGGTATCCGTGTGGCATGGGACATTCAGCCCTACGGCTGGACTAGCGGCACGTTTGCGGCACAGGTGGCCATCGCCCTCGGTTATGAATCAATCGTGCTTTGTGGCGTACCGCAGGATGGCATGGGGCGGTTTTTCGATCCGCCATGGATGCCGGGCGGTGAGCACGACGACAAGAACAGCAAGAAGGCGTTTCGCAATATCGTTGAGAATTGCCCGGAGTTGAAGCGTTGTGTCAGGTCAATGTCGGGATGGACAAAAGGGCTATTCGGTGAACCTGGAACAGATTGAACGCGAAAAGTACGCGCGCATCTGGTCGCACAAAGAATATAGCGACAACTCGCCGGGTGAACGGCTGGTGCCGTATTTTCTGAAGCATGTTCCGTTTACGCCGGGTGATGATTTGATCGACCTTGGCTGTGGCACGGGCCGCGCCGGCGCTGCGCTCGGGCGTGAAGGCTTACAAGTTTACTTGTTTGATCACGTCAACGCGGTTGAGTTCGGCATTCACTTGCCGTTCATCGAGGGCAATCTGTGGGAGCCGTTCGACCTGTTCGGTTTCGATTGGTTCTACTGCTGCGATGTCATGGAGCACATACCGCCTGAAAAGGTTGACCGTGTGTTGGATAACATCGCTGCGCTGGCCACTAAGGGCGGATTCTTTCAGATCGCTTTGTTTCCCGATGAATGGTTTGGCGAGGTGCTGCACCTAACCGTTGAGTCGTCCGACTGGTGGACGAAGAAGCTACAAGCCCGCTGGCCAAAGGTAACGATAGACACGCCGGAAAAGCGGCGCATTGCGGCGATTGTGGGGTACTGATGACCAACCAAAACGACCTATCCCTCGTCAACGCCGCGCTGAATCTCATCGGCGCCGATCGCGTCACGTCGCTGGACAACACGGTAAGCAGCAAGGTTATTCAGACCGCCAACCAGTTTTTACCGCTAGCCAAGCAAGAAACCTTGCGCGCTCGTGATTGGAATTGCGTAAGGGGCCGGGCCACGCTGAACACGCTGGACGCGGCTGTCTTGAGCTTGGGCGAGTGGTCGCAAGCTTACCGTTTGCCAACTGATTGTCTGTGCTTCCGTCACTTCGCGTCAACCTGCACCGAGACGAAGCACGCTCAATACTCAGTCGAAATCGACGGCGATGATAAACGCACCTTGTTCACCAATTACGGCAACAATAAGGCCGTTTACACGCGCAACATTACCGACGTGAACCGCTGGGATTCACTGTTGTTCAATGCCTGCGTGCTCAAGCTGGCGCATTACCTGGCCGGGCCGATCGTTCGTGACTTCAAGCTACAACAAGCAATGTTGCAAACCTTGCAGGCGCAATTTGATGAGGCGTGCGGAGTGGATGAGGGCGAGGGGGGGCTTGATGTGCCTTATGACCGGACGTTGGTGAGTGTGAGGAGCTAATAAATCAATCTGGCGGTGGAGCGCCATGGCAACGGCAATGCAGATGACACCATTTGCAATCAAAGCAGAGAGGAAGTGAACAAGTGCAATTAGCTTCTTGTGGCTTGCTACAACAACGGCACTCGTCTTTGTCTTTGAGTCCGTCAATCATGCAGCGTTCATAGCACAATGAGCGGAAACATCAACATAATTCATTATTCGCTCAACGCGGGCGAAGTCTCGCCACGTATGGCCGTGCGTCAGGATCAAAACAAGTATTTGGCCTGCTGTCTTACCGCGCTCAACGCGCGGCCTCTGGTGGTTGGCGGTATGACGTGGCGCGAGGGCACGGCGTTCCACGTCGAAACTAAGACGGTCGCCGCTAATCCGCTAAAAATTCTCAGGCCGTTTGTTGCCAGCCGCACGGCCGCTTATACGATGGAACTTGGCCATTTGTATGTGCGCTTCAATAATCAAACTCCCGTGGTCATCGAAAGCAGCCCTGGCGTTCCGCTCGAATTGGTCACGCCCTACGCCGATACCGACTTGGCGGATGTTTTCTTCGTCCAATCGATCGACGTTTGTTATTTGCTGCATCGCAACTACGCGCCGCGCAAGATTACGCGCACGGCCGTTGACGAGTTCACGATTACACAAGTCAATTTCAATCCGCCCGCCACTTTGGAAGAAGAGCCGACCGGTGAAGATTTAGGCATCGGTACGCTGACACCGGGCGCGGTTACAGGCGACGGCATTACGTTCGAAGGCGAAAACGGCGGCTTTCTGGCTGCTGATGCTGGCCGTATTATCGTGTTCGGTGGCTCCCGCGGTGTGATTGCTACGGTGGTCGATACCGACACGATCACGGTCGATATCATCGACGACTTTCCCGACACCGATCCTATTCCGGCAACCGATTGGCGCTTGGTGCTGTCACCGCAAACCACCTTGGACGTGAGCAATAGCCGCGTCGATGTTGGCCAAATAACTACGTTGACTGCTGCTGTGGCGGCATTCCGCGCCGCCGATGTTGGTAAGTGGATCACCATCTTTGGCGGCTTGGTGCAAATCAATACCGTAGACAGCTCTACCAGTGCCAAGGCGACGATCCGCTCACGTCTCAACGATATTACGGTGGCCAATCCAGACCCGACAGCGGCTTGGACGCTGGAAATCGCGGCATGGTCAGACGAGTTAGGCTACCCGTCTTGCGGCTGTTTCTTTCAAGAGCGCTTTTGGCTGTGCAAGGGGTTGACGATTAACGGCTCAGTGACCGGCGACTTTGAGAACTTCGGCAAGGGTGGCGACGATGACAGCGCGATTGCGCGCACGATCAGCGATGATGACGTTGATTCAATCGTTTGGATCAAGGGCGATAAGGAATTAAAGATCGGCACCTTTTCAGGCATCTATCAGGCTGCGCCGACAACGCAGAGCGGCGCGTTGACGCCTTCAAGCTTTCGCGTCGATCCCATCGACCCCAACGGTTGCGCGCGTATTCCACCGCTGCGCGTTTCGCCCGTCTTGATTTACGTTGACGCCAGCCTACGCCAACTGCGCGAATTGAGTTACAACTTCGCTGAGGACAATTTCAAATCGCCGCAACTTTTTCGACTCGCCGAACACCTGATTGACGGCTTCTTCATCAATGAGCTTGCCTACTCGTCCAGTCCCGATTCTGTCATCTACGTTGTTCGAAATGACGGTGTGTTGCTGGGCCTAGTTTACGAGCAAGTAGAAAGTGTCATCGCTTGGTATCGGATAGAAACCGATGGCCTTATTAAATCTATTTGCGTTATCCCGCGGCCGTTGACGGGCAAGGATTGGCTTTGGGCTATCGTCGAGCGCGACAACGGCACTTTTGTTGAGCACTTCGAGCCCGATCACGCCAACACCGGGCGTGAGTGGCACGACCTGCAAACCGATTGCGCCATTGTCACCACGCACGATGAGAACTTTGTCGTCGCCGGCTTAGAGATTTACGAAAGAAAGACGGTTTGGGTTGTCGGCGATGGAATGCTTTTTAACGTGCGTAAAGATGCTTTGGGGCGCACGGTTAGCACCGCGGTTGTCGTTGATGGCGAAATCACACTTGACCCGCAAGTGGCGGTGGACAAGGTTGAAATTGGCTTAGGCTATGAGGGCAAAATCGTTCCTGTGTCACCGCGTATAGATCCGGAAACCGGTACTCAGTTGATAGCCAAGGGTTACGTGCAGGTCGGAATAAACATCGATCGCGCCTTGGGCATGAGGCTTAGAGCCTATCGGGTCAACCGCAGCGAGCCGGGCGACGAGGACATCGTTGGCGAGGAGCTGGCATACCGCAAACCCTATCATGCAATGGATCGGCAAGTGCCGCTTCAAGTTGGCCAAAAGTGCGTCTTCAACCTCGGCTATGATTTTGCCCGTATCGAGATCCTGAGAGACAAACCTTTTCCCGCCGAGATTCTAAGCGTAATCGGTAAGCTTCACGTCGGCGACATGTGGGACTGTGACACCGACGATGTAGAGCAGGCTTTCAGCCTGTTGCCGATCGAATGTGACGAGCCTTGCCCGGTCGGGCATTTCGCGAGCGCGATCTATAACGGCGCGGCCACGATCGGCGGGCCGGCAATTCGCGTGCAAATAATTTCCAGTGAGGACGCGGCGTTCCTCGTGGCGGCGCTTTACTTCCCGTCCTTGGAACGCATTTCGATTGTTTGGTACGACGGCGAAAGTAACGAGGAACTCGGTACTATTCTAGGTTCGGTGAGTTACCCATTAGAAATCGGTGACGTGTTGGAGATCAAGGCCGGCGTGAGAATCGCCGGGGTGATTCAATTCAGCGCTTACGTGAATGACGTTGAAGTGGTCGGCCCGGTGGGCAACGCGGATATTCCAGAGGACGCGAGCTGCGCGACGTTTTTCGGTTTGAATGGGAATGTAATCACCGCGGAAGTGGTTACGGTCGAAACCGTGCCGGTCACGGTGAACGGTGAGGAAATAACTGTAACCAGTTTGTAGGAGCACCAATGGAGTTTGAAACTTTATTTCTCTCCGGTATCCGCGCCGATCAGCCTGCTGCCGCCGACGCTGACCAGAAGTTTTACCAAGTCGAGGACGAGGGCGGTCTTATTGAACGGTCGGACGGTGCCGCTTGGAACCAATGGGGGCCGTCACCTGGCGGCGCGACGATTACGCGTAAAGCCTCTGATACATCGCGCGCCTCTACGACCACGCTCGCCGATGATCCCGATTTGGTTTTTGCAATTGGTGCCAACGAAACACACGAGGTTGAGTATGTTCTTGCCTATGCTGCGCCTAGCAGCGCGACGCCCGACTTTAAGGTTGCGGTGGATGCGCCGTCGGGCGCGGCGGGTATGATTTTTATCAGTGGGCCAACGAGCGGCAGTACCGATGTTACGGCAACATCGATGTTACAAGCCGCGATTACCGCATTTGCTACCGGGATAGCGCTCGGCACTCATGGCGGAACAACCAAGAGTTTTGCTTTTATCAAGGCTCTCATTAGAAATGGCGCGACACCCGGCGACGTTGCGCTCCAATGGGCGCAGAATAGCTCAAACGCAACGGCGACCGTACTTTACACCGATTCATATATGAAGCGGCAACAGGTATCTTAATGGCTGAAATCGAATTACCTTTCGGCTGGTCTAATTTCGTGAGTGGTTGCGGCGAGTGCATCCCGGTTGCGCCCGATGGCATCAGCGAAGAGTATATTTTATTCAGCTCTGGTGTTGGCGGAACTCGTTTTAGTTGGAGCTTCATTGAAGATAATCCCGGTGGTGAAATTGTCTATGAGGCGGGTACTAATTACCCGTTTGCCCCACTTGAGCAAATGTTCAAATCAACCAATGACGTAATAACTGCCGATATATTTCCTGATGGCGTAAATAGTCCAAGCAATTTAAGCCCCGGTATTAGCGATCGGGTCATGTTTGGAATGGCAAGTGGGGGCACCTTTTATCTTTTTACTCTGGATGCCGACTCGCAGTTAGAGTTTACGCTTGGCGGTCACGGATTTTCCGGCACTAGCGTAAGAAATTGGAGCGTGGAAGGCGACACGCTTTTTATTGGCGGTGATGATCTGACCGATGGTATCGGGGGAATCATCATCGCTAAATATACTATTTCAACTCAAGCGTTCGTTTCCTTCATAGTGTTAGAAGCCGGCCTCTTGAATGTTCAAACCATCCATTACACCGGCGATTTTGTTTACGTCTTGGCTAAACGCACGGCCAACGATTTTGTTGTGTTCAAATACAGTTCCGATTTGGTCTTGCTCGATACTTTCGAGCTTAACCCAGTTGGCACCAATGATCCCTATATCGCTATCTATGCAGAAAGTGACGAAACAATTTATTGGATTCAAAAAACGGTATCTGGCGGCGGTAACGTTGCGATCGGTTACATAAACGACATGAGTAGTCAGGTGACTCTTGACGACGATGTGACCGGAACGGGATTCGCCAACGATGCAGCACCCTGGGTGATGATTGTTCATACCGATGAAACGACACAGGAGACGTTTTTGTATTTGGGAAGAGGCACCGGCTCGGTTATTTACAAATATGGCCCGATAGAGTGTGCGGCATGAAATTGCGCTGCAAGCGGTGCGGCGAGAATACGTTTAAGCGAGTTCTGTGAAGGGGCAAAATTTATCACGTCTGTATGACGTGCAAGGCGAGAGCAACTGAAGGTGAACTAGTCAAGGGGAAGTTGGAGGCGTTGCGGGGTCACGAAATTAAGGCTGTCGATGCAAAATGAATAAGGCAGCTTAGTGAATTGCACGATGAAACCAATTTGTTTGTCTGGCTTAAAAAGCATTTCGCCGTCTCCACACGGAGTTTCGCATAGTTGCTCAGGGCCAAACGGGGATAGAACAACGTGGCACGATTTGCCACAGAATTTGCAATTCCCGGTGATCGTTATTTGCTCCATGCGGACTGTGTACCACAAATGAAAATCCAAGTCATCCCCTTTAGAGCCCGCCACATTCCGTTGATAAAGCCTGACGTGAGCGAGGAATGGCAAGAGCTGGCGTTGACTGCGCAAGAACACGGCCGGGGATACACGGCTTGCTTGCGTGGCGATCCCATCGGCGCGGCCGGCGTGCGCGTGCTCAATAGCACCACGGGCGAGGCTTGGGCGCTGTTTTCGCCGCGAATTAAGACTCTGCCGTTCTCGCTTTATCGCTCAGTGAGCAAGGGGCTAAATGAAATCATTGCGGAAGAAAAGCTGAAAAAGGTTTGGGCGCTGGTAAATCCAGACGACGAAGCGGCGCTGCGATTCATGCAGCATCTTGGCTTCGCCATGTCGCGCCATCTTTATGAATTGGAGGTCCGATGCTCGGAGACGAGTTCACAACAATCCTAATGGGGCTTAGTGCGGGTTTTTCCCTGCTGCAAGGCGTGGCCGGATTCGCCAGCGGCCGCCAGAATGCCGCCTATGCCGAAGCCGATGCCAAGCAGGCGCAAGTCAACGCGCAGGCCGAAGCCACGCGCCAGCGGCGCATTGTTGCCAGCCAGCAGGCCACGCTACGCGCTGATGTAGGCGCACAGGGAACCACATTCACCGGCTCGCCGATGGAAGTCTATCTGGCCAACGCGAAGCAAGGCGAGATCGAAGCGCAGGATAAGCTTTACGCCGGCAAGCTCAAAGCGCGTTCGTTGAGGGCGGAAGCCGATATTTACAGCCGCGGCGCGACAAGCTCGCTGTTCGGTGGCTTTGCCGGCGCGGCGGGCACGCTGGGAAGCGGTTTGCTTAGGAAGTGATGAGGTAACGAATGCCGATTCAATCACAGTACACGCCGGACCATTACACCGGCGACGACGTTGAAGATACTTTCGAGTTCACCTTTCGCATACTCGCCAAAGTGGACATGATTGTTTACACGCGGGATGAGGACGACGTTGTCACGATTCTTGAGCTGGACAGCGATTACACGATTGACGATGCCGATGTGAATACGGACGACGGCGGGAGTGTGGTTTTAACCGATCCGTTGCCGGACGGGACTGAGCTTTTCCTGGTACGCGATACCACGCGAACCCAGCTTGTAAACATTGAAGAAGGATCTCCGTTCCCATCGGCTACAGTAACCAAGGTTTTCGATCGGCTGACGATGATGATTCAGGAGTTAAAATATTTGTATCGCCAGGCTTTGCATTTCTCAAATGCATCAACGTTCAAGGACATCGAAGTACCTGACCCTGAAGACGGAACATTTCTCGGCTGGCTTAATGATTTATTAGTCAATGCCAATATCGGCGACTTGGGCGCTGAGGTTAGCGTTACCGAGGATGAGGAAGATTACCAGGTTACTTTTGATTCACCGCTGGCTAACGCCGACTATCAGATTGTGTCGATCACGCCGAGCTGGAACACGACTTACAGTTGGTCCGACAAGCTGACGACTGGTTTCTTGATTACCTTCGGCACACCCGCGCCGGCTGACGCTAAACTCGTTTGGAGAGTAATCCGCGCATGAACTGGCTTAAACGCTTAACGCTGACCCTGTTACTGCTCACGGCTTCAGTTGCCGACGCGCAGTACATGATCAGGGACAACTGCAACACGCTTACCCCGGTTGAATCCGGAACGGTCTGCTTGCAGCGGACAACCACGGGCGGGCTTACGGCCGGGCATGTTTACGTTTACCGTGGTGCGACCTGGACCGATGTTGATTCAGGCGGCGCTGGATCTGGCGATATCGAAGGCGTCACGGCGGGAACCAATCTGTCAGGCGGCGGCACGAGTGGAACAGTAACGCTCAATGTGGTGAATCCGATAGTCGCCAATCTGACGGGCAACGTCACGGGAAATGTGACTGGCTCGTCGGGTTCAACGACGGGCAACGCGGCGACGGTTACGACAAACGCAAACCTCACGGGACACGTTACCTCGGTCGGCAATGCCGCCGTGTTAGGGAGCTTCACCGTTGCGCAGCTTAACACCGCGATCTCAGACGGAGACGTGGCGACGGGCGGCGGGACTGCGACCGGAACCAACACCGGCGACCAAACGATCACCTTAACCGGCGATGTAACCGGCTCGGGTACGGGCAGTTTTGCCGCAACAATAGCGGCGAACTCCGTAGCACTCGGCACCGACACGACAGGGGATTACGTCTCCAGCGCGACAGCGAGCCAGGGGCTTTTGCTCACCGGCACCGAGGGCGCGTCCCTTGGATTGATCGATTGCGCAGCCAACGAAATTATCAAACGCAATGCCGGTGATACGGCATGGGAGTGCGCGGCGGACTCGACCGGCGGCAGTCCATCGTTTGACACCATCGCGAGTGGCACCAACACCACGGCGGCAATGGTTGTCGGTACGGGCGGGAGCCTAGCGGTCAGTGGCAGCGGCACCATTGCGGCAACTACGGCGGCGGCTCTCGCCGCAAATCCCAGCGATTGCGCTGCAAACCAATTCGCCACGACGATTGCAGCAAACGGCAATCTCACCTGCGCGGCTATCGTCGACGCCGACGTGCCGAATAATATCACCATCGATCTCGCAGCCACGGTTACGACAAATGCAAATCTAACCGGGCATGTAACATCGACCGGCAATGCTGCGGTCCTTGGCAGTTTTACCGTTGCACAGCTCAATACTGCAATTTCAGACGGCGATGTCGCCACGGGCGGCGGCACAGCGACGGGCACGAATACCGGCGATCAAACCAGCGTCAGCGGGAACGCGGGAACGGCTACCGCGCTGGCTGCGAACGGCGGCAATTGCTCGGCGGGAAGTTTTCCCCTTGGCGTCGATGCTTCAGGCGCGGTTGAATCCTGCACTGCCTTACCGACGACGATCAGCGGCACGGCCAATGAAATAACCGCGAGCGCGGCGACGGGCGCGGTAACGCTATCGATCCCCGCCGTGCTCGATCTTTCAGGCAAAGTGCTTTCCGGCGCGTCACCATTGGTCTTCGAGGGCGCAACGCCGGACGCTTTTGAAACTACCATTGCGATAACCGATCCGACTGTTGATCGCACGTTTACGATACCCGACGCCGATAGCGTAGCGATCCAGCCGTCCGGTGCGGTAAGTAATCAATTTATTACCGGCGTTAGCGCGGCGGGTGTCATCTCTCGCGCGCAGCCGGCTTTCACCGATATCAGCGGAGCCGTCACCGACGCGCAGGTACCGAACACGATCACCGTGGATTTGGCGACTGCGGCGACGGCATTGGCCGCCAACGGCACTAATTGCACTGCGGGAAACTACGCCCGCGGCGTTGATGCGTCGGGCAATGCCGAGGATTGTACGGCGGCTTCAGGCGGCGGCGACGCGCTGGTTGCCAATCCCTTATCACAATTTGCGGCAACGACTTCGGCCCAACTTGCCGGCGTGATCTCCGATGAGAGCGGCACCGGTGCTTTGATTTTTGCAGGCGGCGCGATCGGCGCCGCAACAGCGACAACCCCATCAGCCGACGATAACGACACCTCGGTTGCGACAACGGCTTACGTTCAAACCGAACTGACGGCTTATGCCAGCGATACGGTTTCCCTAACCAACAAAACTCTCGATGCTGAAGGCACCGGTAACGTCGTCACTATCCCGTTCACTCTCTGGCTACCGATGGCGGGCTGTTCTGGCACCACGGCGGGAACGATTTGGGATTTACCGACAAGCGGTCCAATGGTGGCAACCTGCACGGTTGGAACCAATACCGTCCAGGGCTACGGCGCGTTTGCCGATAGCGCCAGCCTCTCCGCTCAGTATACGTGGGCCGTCCCGTCCGACTGGACCGGCAACATTGATGTACGGTTCAAGTGGTTCACCGCGGCAACTTCCGGTGATGTGGTTTGGCAACTGGCGACGATATGTGTCGCCGACGCCGAGACCAACGATCCGGCGTTTAACACCGCGAGCACTGTGACGGACACCGCCAAAGGGACGACGCTGCAAACCAACGACGCGGCGATCACGACATTGACGGTTACGGGATGCGCCGCGGGTGAGCTGATGCACTTCAAAATTCTGCGCGACTCGGCTCACGCTTCCGACACACTGGCGGCGACGGCAAATCTTATTGGAATAGAGATGAAATACAGGAGGGCGATGTAAATGGCCTATTTAGTTCTCAGTCAGGACGAGCAAGACGACATCATCGTGCAGTTTCTTGGCGCACAGGAGCGCGATCAATTTTGTCATGCGCTCAATCAAACGCGATACGAGGCGATGGGCCCTGCTCTGCCTGACGGCGACTTCAAAACTCGCGTGCAAAATCTTTTGGAAACCACGATCAAGGCGAAAGCAGAGGTCGAGTCGATCATCGCCGAGACGACGAAACAGTTGCCGGATCAAGCGCGCATTGACGCGGCGATAGCGCGAGTCAAGGGTAAATGACCGATGGCGACTGACATCGCGGTGGCACACGCCACGACTCCCTTTACTTCAGTCTATCCCTGGTCGAGTGGGTTTGGAACGAAGTATAGTGACCCGGCGACGCTGCCTGCGAGCACGGGCAACAACGTGGCATTCAGCCCTAGCGGTGCTGATATCGCCATTGCTCATACCACCACTCCAGCAGTATCTGCGTATCCTTGGAGCGCTGGATTCGGAACGAAGTATAGCAACCCGGCGACGGTGCCGGCAGGGAATGGCTTCGCCGTGGCGTTCTCACCCGACGGCGCAAACATCGCGGTAGCATGCTCCAATGATCCTAGGGTATCTGCGTATCCTTGGAGCGCTGGATTTGGAACGAAGTACAGTGACCCAGCGACCTTACCTGCGAGCACGGGGCGAGACGTGGCATTCTCTTCCGACGGCGCAAACATCGCGGTAGCACACTCCACGAGTCCTTTTATGTCGGTCTACCCCTGGTCGAGTGGATTTGGAACGAAGTATAGCAACCCAGCGACCTTACCTGCGAGCACGGGGCGAGGCGTGGCGTTCTCACCCGACGACGCTGATATTGCGGTAGCACACTCCACGAGTCCCTTTACTTCAGTCTATCCCTGGTCGAGTGGATTTGGAACGAAGTACAGTGACCCAGCGACCTTACCTGCGGGCACGGGCAACAACGTGGCATTCTCTTCCGACGGCGCAAACATCGCGGTGGCACACAACACGACTCCCTTTATTTCAGTCTATCCCTGGTCGAGTGGGTTTGGAACGAAGTATAGTGACCCAGCGACGGTGCCGACAGGGCATGGCTTCGGCGTGGCGTTCTCACCCGACGACGCTGACATCGCGGTGGTACACCTCACGACTCCCTTTACTTCAGTCTACCCCTGGTCGAGTGGATTTGGAACGAAGTATAGCAACCCAGCGACCTTACCTGCGGGCGATAGCACGGGCGTGGCTTGGTTCACGTCGGGCGGTGGTGGCAGTCCAGAAACCTTTGGCTTTTTCCGTCGGCGGATAGGATGAGCAAGCCCGAAAACAGCGAATTTAATTTCGTCAAACTTGAGAGGAAGATCAAACACCAGATGCTCGACCTGTGGCACTTGGCGCAAGAAAAGAAATATAACGCCAAAAGGTGGGACGAGTTTCAATCGGATTTCGATTGGTACGTCAGCAACGTCAAGCGCTTATTGAAACTCGACAAACTGTGAAAGCCGAAGCCCGACTAATAGCGAAAATGATCGATGCCATGGTGAGGCAGATGCAGAACAATCCCAAACTCGCTACCGCGACGATCGAGGAAGCGTGGGCCGAGTATGAAAAGAAACGAAACGTGACGCCGCTTCGCCCGCCTGGCATTCGTGGCAAAGACGAAAATTGAATAGATAGGAGAGAGGTCCATTGAATGAAGAAGAATCAGAAAAAGACGCAAAAGTTCAGACGGAGAAACTGAGCCGACTTGCCTATCTCAAATCTCGCCTAGCAGCGTTATTCAAAGGTGAGGAAAAACACAACGGTGACATTTTTAAAGTGACCGAATGGTGGATACTTAAAAAGCGCTTACCTAAAAAAGAGGATGACAAAGAGTGAGACAGAGCGTTGGCATATTCGCTATCATCGCTTTACTCCAAGGCTTCGGCGCGGCCTTCGGCGTGATCGTCTGTGCGATAGTGGAAGGGGCGTACAAGATCAACGTGAGCAAGGAGTTGGCGGCGTCGGTGTCAACCGTTATCACCATACCGCTCGAATTGCTCTGTTATCTCTACGCGGCGAAAATGGGCTGGATCAAGATTGAATAGAGTATGGACACGTTTTTAATCCTGTTGTTTTTATTTGCGCTGGCGATTGCGATGACAATTGACTCGGCGCTGTTCATTCGTGTATTGATCCGGCGGGGAAGGCGCCAACACGGCTTCACCCTCATAGAACTCATGGTTGTCGTCAGTATCATCGGCCTACTCGCTGCCATCGCCGTGCCGCAATTCACCCAATATCGCAAGAAAGCGTTTGACGCAGCGGCCAAGTCGGACCTTAAAAATGCCGCTGTGACGCAGGAAGCTTTCTGGGGCGAGCACGGCAAGTACACGGACTCGATTGATGAGCTGAAAGCGGCCGGCGCAAAGGTATCTCAGGGCGTGGAAATGTCGGCGTCGGTGAACGGCGATGATTTTACCTTGACGGCGAAGGCTACGCCGTGCGCGCCGGGAACCGGGGAGTACACGTACTCGAATGTGACGGGGAGAGTTGAGGGGAAGGTGTGCAGATAAAGATGATTGTGTTCGCATTCTGCACAGCCTTGTTGTGGCTGGCGATATTGTTAATCACGTCGGGAGTATTCAGTAAATGAGTGGCGCGATCGGTTTTTTCGGCGGTGCGTTTAACTCGATGGTCGATCTTATGGGGAACGGGGTTTACGTCTGGGTGTTCGTGTTGGGCGTTGTCGCTATTTTGTTTTACTGTCGGAGGTAAAAATAATGAGCTTATTTCTTAGACTACTTCACATCCTGCTCGGTATCGCGTTCGTGGTGTTGGGCTATTACGTGGTCATCTATGTGCTGGCGCTGCTCGGCATCGCCGTACCGGATCAAATTCTCAAGGTGATTTTTGTTATCCTTGGTTTAATGGCCGTGATCGGCGCGCTCAGCGGTAAGTTCGATAATTGGTGGCTGAAACCTTTGATCATAATCGTACCACTGCTCGCCCTCAGCGGCTGCGCGCAAATGTTCGCTTGCAAGACGGACGCCTCCTACATCGTGAGGCCCGACGGTACCAAGGAAGTGCAATATTCTTCTTGCAAAGAGCAGATCGGGCTAGACGCCAAGTTTGGCGACGTGCATGTTCAAGTCGATAAGTCGGGTACGCAGGAATCGGTAGTCGCTGCGTCGTTGCAGTTGCAAATTAAAATGCTGGAAATCCTTGGGCCGATCCTTCAGCAGAGCGCGACTAAAAAATGAACGTCATCAATCCCGATAGCCTTCAAGGATTAAAATGGGCGACTTGCCACGCATACTAGCTAGGCCAGAACTCCCCGACGTGCAGTTGCCGCGGACCAATCCCAACGCCTACGGCGCGAGTTTCTTCGGCCAAGCTGCGCAGGCGGCCGCGATGTTCCAAAACATTGACGACGCGGCGGCCGAGGCAGAAGCGCGTAAGACGATCGCCGTCACGCGCGAACAAATCAAGGGAACCTTGGAGCAGAGCAACGACGATTACCAAGACCCGCAGGTCTATCACTCTACAGCGTCCGGCCAAGCTGAGGAGATTTATCAGCGTGCGCTGAAATCCACCAAGAGCGATAAGGCACGGGCGCTCATCGCCGATGGCCTGGCGCCGTTCCTGGTTGCTGCACAGTCGGACGTGAAACATGTCTATCGGGAAAAACAGCTCGATAAGGCCAAGGGCGATTCGATGCTGTATCTCGAAACCGTCCGTGGTGAACTGGCTCAAGCTTCCCGGCCGATGGATATTCAAAACAAGGAACTTGAGTTAGTGCAGCACATGCAGGACGCCACGCGCGCCGGACTCTACAAACCCGCCGAGGCCGTGAAGCTTGTACGAGATTTGAAGCACAACATCGAAAAGGACCGGGCGTATTTACGGGTTGATCGTGACCCCGAGGGGCTTATCGAAGACCTGAAAGACCCGAAGAGCTATTCGGTTTTTAGCGGGCCTGAGCGCAACGCGGTTAGAAACGCCGCTGAGTCGGTCATCAACGATCGCAAGCGGCTGTCTAAGGAAGCGCAGCAAGAGGTTGTCGACCAATTCAACACGCGGCTGCTTGAGCGCAGCGTTGCTGGGCAATTAAAGATAACCGATGTACTCGCCATTCCTGACAACGCTATGACGTTTCAGTCGAAAAAGCTTTGGATCGATCGGCTTGAACGGCAAGCGAGGCACGATAAAGACACCGACCCATTTGAGAAATCAGACGGCGCTACGCGCGGGCGGGTCATGGCCGGCGTGCTAACCAATCCGCGCGAGTGGCCACAAGAAAAGATTCTCGGCTACATGGGTAACGGGTTATCGAATAATCACGCCTTGCAGCTCGTAAACATGCAAAAGGATTTGGTGAAAGATAAGGGCGGTGATGCCGCGCTCAAGAAATATGACCCGCTCAACCGTGCCTTGAATACGCTTGACGGGCTGCGCAGCTCTTACGCTTTCACTAAAGAAGGCCTGGACGAGAAGGTTACGGACGCCAAGGCAACCGCGGAATTGCGGCTTAAAAACGATCAGGAATATCAGAAGGTTGTTGATGAAGTGATCCGGCGCGCGCAGGGCGGGCAAGATCCGCGTGTAGCGATGCAGGAATTGATGAAGCCGTATTTTGAGCAAAAGACTAAGGGCTGGTTTGAATCCATATCGAACTGGTTTACTCAGCCGATGCAATCGACGGACAAGAAGCTTGGGCCGGCGCCGGCCAATGCGGCAACGGCTGACGTCATACAGACGCCAAGTGGGCCGATCCGCATTGACAAGAACGTATCGCCACAAGAACGCGAAACGATCATTAAGAAGTTTGGCGGTGCACCGAGCACGCCAGCGCCGGCACTGAAAGCGGAAACCGGCGCGCAAATCGGCAGACTCAACCAGCTTGAGGAATCATCGCAGCGCTACAAAGCCCTTTTGCAAGCCGATCCCGACGAAGCGGCGCGCGACTTTCTTACCCGCAACGGCAAGCTGGTCACGCCGGAAACCCTCGAAAAAACCAAGCAATATCTCAAGAACAGAAAGTAAATGGCTGAATCCGAGCTTTGGGTTGATTTGAAAACTCTGGCGCCGCGCGAGGTGCCAGGGCGTGAAGATCCCGACAGCGGTTTTCTCTCGACAATCCCCGCGGCGGCCAAGCCTGAAGACAATCCCGATCAAGCGTTTTTATCTCAGCTCACCAATACCGCCGATCTGGTTTTCATCAATCCGGACAAGGTTGCCAGGTCGCGCGTCCTATCCTCTACGCTTAACATGCCGTTCGGCGCCGTCTATGACAACGTGGACGAGATTTCCAAGTCATTTGATGAGCGCGATCCGGGCTGGTTTAAGACTGCGGGCGATTCTTTTAAGTCTGGGATAGGGGATGTTTACGTTAATACGGCAAGGGCGATGGAGTGGGCGGGTGTGCCACAATTCATTACTGAAGCAAAGATGCCGCTAACGTCACTCACGCTTTTACAAGTCGGTAAGCGTATCCAAGAAGCCTATATGCCGCCGATGACGCCCGAAGAATTCACTTTCGACAAGCTGATTGACCCGCGCTGGTGGGCAACTACACCTATGCGGTCGCTTCCGTCAATGTTGTCGCTTCTTCCGGCTGGATTAGTTGGCGCCTATGCCGGCGCTGGCGGCGCGGCGGCTCTCAGCTTTGGGACATTTGGCCGGGTTGTGCTGGGCTCACTGGGTGCCACGGCTTTAACCAGACCGATTGAGTCTGCTTTAGAAGCTGGCGGCACTAAAGAAGAAGCGATCAGGCAGGGATTAAGCGAAGATGTTGCCAACGAACGCGCGGGGTTTGTATTCAAACGCAATATGGCCCTCGGCGGTATGGACTTGGCGCAGCTCGCTACGGCATTCACGCCGCTGCGCTTGGTGGGCGGCGCAGCCAACGCCACGCTCGCCCGGCGCATTATCTCGGCGGTCGGTAAGACCGGCGCCGTTGGCTTGATGGAAGCCGGGGAAGAGGCCTATCAGACCGGCATTCAACAGCTTGCCCGCGGCGAAAACATGGAATGGAACGCCGAGATGAAAGAGGGCGCGGCGCTCGGCGCTGTCTTTGGCGTCGGCATAGGCGTCGGCGGAAGCGTATTCACGACTCTTACCGGCCGGCTAGAAAATCACATGCCAGCCAATCTCAAGGAAGAATTTCAGGCCAACGAGAACGCCGCGCGCGTGCTCGGGAAGAGCGATGAGGAAGCGAAACTCAGCGCGTTCGATAAGCTTGCCGACACACCGGGCGGAAAAACGTTTATCGAAAAGGAAATGGGCGATCTTCAAAGCATTGCCGAGGGGAAAGAACTGCCGGCGCTCACTTCGAAAGATATGGAATCGGCAATCGAAACCATGGGCGAAGAGGAAGCTTTCACGCTGGGCGAGGAACAGGGCGAACCGGATATGCTCGCCGGCATCCTTACCGATGAAGACATTGCAGCGATCGGCGAGGGCACGAGTACGTTTGAGCAAGCGCTAGGAATCGAGCCTGACATTGGCGAGATGGCGCTGGACACGCCGGAAGAGCTGACGCGCGAGGAGGAAAATTTGCGCGTCTTGCAGGAAGGCGCGGCGAAGCAGGGGAAAACGATTCCGATTATTGGGCCTACACCATCGCTATTGAGCGAGGCCGAGCGGGCGATGAAGGCGCGGGCGTTTGTTGGGGGCAAGCCAGCCGGGGCGGAAAATGTCCTAATCTCCGAAGAATCATATCAAGCCGCGGTCGCATCTCTCAAAGAGAAAACATCCGGCCTTCACGCCGGCATCGATCCAACGGCGCTCGCTGATTTGGTCAAGATCGGCGTTTACCACATTGAGCGCGGCCTAAGAACGTTTCCAAGCTGGTCAAAAAGACTATTGGAGGAGTACGGCGAACCGATTCGGGCGCGGCTCGAACAAATTTGGGAAGCGGCACAAGACGCCATTTCAACCCAGATTCAGGAAAAAGTTGACGCGATCCTATCGAAGAAGCAGCGCGCCACGCCACAAGCCGTCAACGCCGCGGCTGACGAGCATATCCGGGCCTTGATCGAAAGCGGCTCAGAGCTGGAATACCGCGGTAAAACTTACAGCGGCGCCGAGAAGCAAGGCCAAAACATTCTGCTCAAGGGCGATCCCGACAAGCTGGTTAAGGGTTCCAATGAAATCTTGCTGATTGAGGAAAGCATACCGTTCGACGTGCCGGGCGAGGATATTGCCTCACGAGCGTTGAGCAAGGTCGCCGAGCGGATTGTTGCTCAAGTGGAAGCCGTCGAAGGCGCTACCCAGCCGGCCAAGGATGTTAAAAAGCAGATTCGCCGCACGACCGGCCAAGAAATTGTCGTCAAGATGATCCGCGAGGATGTCGCCCTACGCGCGGCATTTAAGAAAGCCGAGCAGAGCGCGCGGGTTGCCTACAAATCTGGCGGCAAGGATGCCATTGAAGCGGCCAAGGCGGAATTTCGTGACGTGCTGATGAAGGCCAAGGCCAAGGCCGAAGTATTCGGCTTCCGCGAGGGTTTCCGGGTATCGGAAAAGCTCACGCGCAAAGAATTTATCGAGGCGTTCAAAGAGAGCCAGGAAGTTACCAAGGCAACGCAGAAAATGATGATCGAGTATATCAACGAGAATCTACCGCCCGAGGTGCGCGGCAAGTTCTTGAACGCGGTAGTAAGCCAGGTGAGCGAGTCCAAGGCGTTGAGCGTTTTCTCTCAGGTTGACGCGCTGCAAGACAAGCTCACCCGCCGGGAGCTGCTGAACGAAATCAAAACTCTGCAAGAGTTCAAAGGCCAACATCTTGCCGTCGATTACCAGAAGAAAATTACCGACCTGCTGGGCGACATAAACACTAAGACGATCAACCGTAAAACCTTACTCAAGCTCTCGGGCCTCATCGACTTTGCCGAGGCTGAGGGGATGCCATCGGGCATCAACCGGACGATGCGCGCAAACCTGGCGCGGCTCGAACAGGTTGACGCCGCGGATATGACGACCGAGGACTTACAATCTTTGGTTGATATGGCCACGCACCTAACAGAATTAGGCAAGCTCAAGTTTCAACTGAAATTTAAGTACAACGAACGGGCACGCGAGAAAGCCAAGGCGGCGCTGGTGGCATCAACCCGCAATCTCGACCCGAAGTTATCCGGCCAAAATACCCAAACCGACAAGCTCAAATCAGGAGCGCTCTACGCCTACATGGAAACCCTGCCGGGCCAGCGCGTGCCGGAACTGCTCGATAACTATACGGACGGGGAAAACGTCAGGCTGTATAAAGAGATTTGGAACGCGGAGCAAGCGGCCAATTGGGACAAGCGAACCGCGTTAATGTCGGCGGCGGATGAAATCAGTAAGCTTGGCATTGGTGAACTGACCGATGAGCAAAACGTCAAGATCATGATCAACATCCGCAACCAAGAGGGCGCGGAAGCGGCGACGATCACTCTGATGGAAAAGTTTGGCTTTGACGAAGTGCCGACGCTCACGCCACAAGAGCAGGGGCTAATCGACATTCTCAAGAAGTATTCCGGCGCCGACGTGGACAGGATCGCGGCGCTCTACGAGGAAACCAAGAACGAGCCTTTCGTCAGGTTGCCCAATCGAATCTTACCGCTCAAGTATGAGGGTGAGCATTACCTGTCGGCGGAAGAGGCGTTGCTAGACGATCACAGGCGCACAAGCCAGGCGCAACAGGGCTTCACCCAAGCGCGCAAAGGTGGGGTCAAGAAGATCCCGCGCGTTGACGTGCTCGGCGTGTTCGAGCTGGGGCTAGATGAGCAAAAGTGGTATGTGCACGTCCAACCCGTGCTCGACGATGCGGCGCGGCTGGTGAAAACCAAGGACTATGTTGAAGCGGCCGGCGCCTCGGGCGCTAACTGGTGGGCCGATCACTTGGACATCATGGCGCGGCGCGGCTGGTCGGCAAGTGCGCATTTCTCGCCGTTCAATTCAGTCCTTAAAGCGGCGCGCGGCAATCTTACCAAGGCCGTGCTCGGCTACCGGCTGTCTACTATCATCATGCAACCGTTCGCGTTGTTCGATGCCATGGCCTATTCAAGCTCACGCTGGGGCGGAACCGCGGCGCTTGAAGTGGCGAAGGAATTTACCAAATCGTGGATTGTGCCGGGTGTAGCGAAGCGCACCATAGCCGGATCTGAAAAGCTTCAAATGCGCGCCGGTAGTAGCGGCGACGTTGCCATTCAAGAGGCGTTGACCGCGGCGCGAGCGCAAACCTCGCTGAGAAACAAGTTTGTTGCCAATGGCTTGGCGCTAATGTCCAAGGCCGATCAGCGAACCGCGGCCGGCGTGCAGGCCGGCATTCAAAACATTCTGGAACGGCGCGGCATTGCCAACGCTGCGCACGAAGCCGAGCAGCTCACCGACATGGTATCGTCAAGCTCTGACGTGTCTTTCCGGCCGCACGTACTCAGCCGCGGCGAGATGGCGCGCACCTGGTTTACCTTCGGCACGTTCGCGCTTAACCGCTGGGCGATCATCGCGCATGATCTCGTCGCCAAGGGCGTGGTCAAAGGTGACTGGCAAAAGAAGTTTAGCGCGGCGCTCGGTCTCTCGATTGTCATCGCCGGCACCATCGCCGAGGATGAGGCGCGGAAATACCTCTACGAGATGGTGTCGCAAAAGGAGCGCAAGCGGCGGTCAATTCTCGTAGACATGCTGTTTGCCCTGCCGTCGAATATCCCTCTGTTCGGCAACGTCTTTGATAATTTCACGGGCGGGAGCGGCACCGATATACCACTGACCAAAGTGGTCGGCGATCTACTCGGCGCAAGCAAAGCGATTTCAGCGGATAAGCCGGAAGCGAAGGCGAAGGCGCTGCTCAAGGCGACCGAGGCGGCTTTAACGCTGGGCGCCGGAGTGCCTGGGACAAGTCAGGTTTTTGATTTTGTCGAGGCGATCTTTCTACCCACCAAGAAAACAGGAAGTAAGGAACGAGTAGGAGTAGCAGACTGACGAGCTTGTTTAAGTGGTCGCTGAGAATCTCACCCCAATAGGCGCCAGCCCAAAAACCCAAGGTAAAGAGCAGCGCACAGAAGGCCACGCCATAGGGATTCATCCCACAATCCTAACCGCGATAAAGTAAACAACCAGCGAAATGTCGATTGCAACCGCGAGCAGGATCAGTGATTTAAAAGTCGCCGTTATCTCAGTGCGGCGCCGGAGCAGCAACCAGAACAGCAGCGGCATGAACTCAAGGCTGAAACGGTAGCCCGCCTGTCTAAACCCCGTCGATCTAAACGCCAGCATGACGGTTGCAATGATAATCGTGTTTGCCAGGATCAACCAATCGGTGCGCTCCCAGCGCCGGCCGCCAATCAGGTAAACCAGCCACGGCGACATCAATAAGACGCTGGTGCCGACGTGTTCCCGATCGGGTAGCCCTAACAGGAAGGTTTCCAGGTTTATCGGTATGTGCCAGAGGGCGAACAGAGGGCCGGCGATGTTGCCGCGCACGTTCCAATCCGCGTGCGCCAGGGTCTCGCTATACATTTGGTAGGTGTAACCGAACTCAAGCGGGTTGCCAAACCGAGCGAAGTTATAAAGCGCGATCGGCGCGGCAATCAGGGCGAAGCAGGCGCACAGCGTCACGCCGCGGGCTAGGCGCTCTTTTACCGGGCGGGATTCAAACCAGAACGCGCCTAGAAAGAACAGGGCGTTAATCGCCATGGCGGGCCGATTGGCCATGGCGCCGCCGATTAGAAGCCCAATCAGCCACGGGCGCTTTTTGCCGACGAACTCGCAGAGCGCAAGGACGATAAACAGCGTTCCGGCGGTGTGCGCGATGTGCCAGTTAAACACGGCGACTTCGAGGAATGCGGTGCCGAAGCAGAAAGCGATTGCCAGCCAAACGGAATCATTGGACGAATAGCCAGACTTCAGTGCGATCCGGTAGGTAACGTAGAACGTCGCTAGCACAAGGATGAAATTTAGCGCACCTTGGGGAAACTCGCCGGTCAAGATGATGAATGGGATGGCCACGATTGACGGCCCGACGCCGAACGGACAAAATAAGCGGCCATCGAACAAGGCTAGGTCAAGGATGCCACTAGCGGGCATGTTGAGATAGGAGAGTTGCCCGTGGAGAAACGATTCGGCGAGGCGGGTATAAATGCCGCTGTGGGGCGACGTGAGATTGACGATGGCAAGAGCGGCGAGGATTGCCAGGGCGATGGATAGGGGGATTGCCATTACCGTTCTTGCTCGTAGTAGTCCGGGCGGCCCAAATATTCAAGGCTTCCCTTGAGTCTGGATACCCGGCGTTTCACTTGCTCGCGGGTTTCCTTCTTTCCTTCGTTGAGCGCCGACTCCCAAAACTGAATCTCCCAACCAATCTGTTCCTTCAACCTGCGGATGCGATCGTTAAGGGTTCTGATCTCATCGCGCATGTAGCTGATGTGATTTGTATTGGCCCGGTGAATGTCTTCTGGCGTCGGTGGCGCTGGCGGCTCAGGTCGGGCATACTCGACTATTGCACCTAAAAGCTCATTGTCATCTTGCTCTTTTGCCTCATCCACGGTGGAGTCATCGGCGGTTCCATCAATAGACTTTAAACGTCTGATAATTCCTGCGGTGGCGCTTTTGTAACCCATTGTTTCTTGAAGGGTTTTCGTATCCAACGACCGATAAGAAATACAGTGAAATCAACTACTTAGAGCATAATACTACATCAGTTTATATACTGCATTCACTACTTACTTTCTCACCAGTTTGATAAGGGACTTTTGCCCGGAATTATGTGAACCTCGGTTACTCCTGTCATCGTTGCCGCCCGCGATTGCTCGCATTGCCGCGCGTCTGAATAGGGCCAGCAACCGTCTTTTTACGCCTTCGCGTTGGCTTGGGCTTAGACTCGCTAATTTCGTTGTCAACGTTTTGCTCGACATGATCGGTAGCCTCTCTTTCGATAGAGGCTACTTTCAAGTCTTGTGCCGTTGGTTCGCCGATCAAAAGCCAGTCAGCGGTTACGTGAAAAAGCTTGCAGAGTTTTTGAGTAGTGTCGGCGTTTGGTCGCCGTCGATCATTCTCATAATCACTCCACAGCGAGTAACTCACCCCGTAGCGCTCCGCGAACTTCCTCACAGACATTTTTTTTGATTCCCTAAGCCCACGTAAACGTTTGCCAATTCCCTCGTGCTGAATTTTCTTTTCTTTTTCTCTTGACGCCATGTGTGTTATGCGTTATTAGAACACGTAACGGTATTACTAATTTATTAATAATAGGAGTTGAGCACATGACACCAGAGAAAATCAAGGCCCGAATGAAAGAAAAAAAGCTTAATCAGAATTCGCTCGCTAAGCGCCTTGGCGTCTCTCAGACATCGGTAAACTTTTTGATTCACGGAAAGCCGCCGAGCGAAAAATTGGAGAAGAGATTTGCGCGGGCGCTCGGGCTCAACGTCGAAGAACTGCGCGGCGAAGTGGAGGCGGCGTAGTCCATGAGCGAAAACTTTCTCGTTCATATCGACAAAGCGAAGCGCGAAATAGCCGCTGCTGATTCGCTCGTAAAGGTGAAGGATCTTTGGAACAAGGCCGATGCGATGCGGGCGCTTGGTCAGGCGGCGAAGGATCTCGACCTCATCAACTCGGCTACCGAGTTTAAACTTCGGTGTGAACGGCGGCTCGGGGAAATGCTGCAAGGGACCGACCTGCACAAGGGCGGACGGCCAACCGATAAAACCGTTAATACCCCTAGTAAGGGTTTCACTCTCAAGGAACTTGGAATCGACAACAATCTTTCCTCCCGCGCTCAACGAATTGCGGCAGTCCCTGAAGAGAAGTTTGAAGCTGCGATCGCAACCGTCCGGCAAGAAGAACAGCAGATAACGCACCGGGCGATTGCATCGCTTATTGGAGAAAACTTTAATCACCGCGCGGAAGGCACCGGCGACAACGAGTGGTACACGCCAGCAAAATACGTTGAGTTGGCGCGTACCGTTCTCGGCGACATCGACCTTGACCCCGCCAGCAGCGATTTTGCCCAAGAGTCCATTCAAGCGACAAAGTTTTTTACTCGACAGGATAACGGCCTTGCGCAGCCATGGGCCGGACGAGTTTGGCTCAATCCGCCCTACACGCAACCCGACATCAGCAATTTCGTTTGCAAGCTGTTGGCTGAACTCGATGGGGCGCGAGTAGCTTCGGCTATTCTTCTTACCCACAACTACACGGACACGGAATGGTTTCACCGCGCCGAATCCAAGGCGAGGTTGATTTGTTTCACGAAGGGACGAATCGGATTTGTAAACGAGTTGGGCGAGAAAGCCGCGCCAACTCAGGGACAAGCTTTCTTCTATTACGGCGAGGACAAAGAAGCATTTCAGCGCGAGTTCGCAGCGGTTGGGTTTATTCGTTGAGTAGCCATGACTTTCTTTCGCAAAGATCCCGGCGACATCTCGAACCATTTCGATGAACTTTTTAAAGACATCGGACACCGGGGAAGCTCGTTCATGGATATCGACAAGCTTTGGATTGTACACGATGGCAGGACGGGAAGATTTTTGATGTTCGAATTCAAAAACAGAAACGAAAAACTGAGCGGATCGCAGGAATGGGTTCTCACTGAATTTGCCAAGTTGCCCGGCTGTAAGAGCGTCGCCATTTGGTACGACGGCGAAGATGATTACAAAGTTATTTATTACCCTGACAAAGTTGACGACCGCGTAGGCGAGCGCGCGTTGCAACAGATGCTCAAAGACTGGTGGGAACAATCCCACCGCCAACCCGGCGCGGCATAGGAGGCGATGATGAAAAAGCAATTCAGAAAAAAGCCAATGGTGATTGAAGCCGTGCAATTCTTTGTAGCGAAACACCCATGGCCTAAAGGCGTTAAGCCCGCCGTACTGCAACACAATGTTCCGGGAGACCGCAACTACTGGCCCGCCGGTTCTCCGATCTGCGTTACTAAACACGATCAAGACACCCTGGTAGCCGATGGAGACTGGATCATACCTGAGCCGGACGGTGAGCATTTTTACCCCTGCAAGCCGGACATTTTCGAAGCTACTTATGAGCCAGTGGAGTAGGAGGCGATGATGGACGAAGTAAAGCACACGGCAATAATCGAAGAGTTCTTTGACACTGTACGCGGCTGCAAAACGTTGGACGAGGCGAAGGTGCGCACCAATATGAAGAGTGACGAATTTATCAAAACCATTGTCAACTCTCATGACGAACTCGTTGCTGCGCTGAAATGTTTCGTCCACCAATTCAGGAACAATCAGCCGTGTTTTTGTTCGCCGTATTCCATAGCGGAAGGCCATACGGGTCGTTGTCTGAAAGCCCGCGCCGCGCTCGGCAAGGTGAAACAATGAATCAATCATCGCCAATCCCGCTTAACCACAAACCGAAACGTGATCTCGGTAAGCCCGCCTTCGATCTCGATGCAACAAAGCGAATGGCTCTTAAGTGTGTAACCAACGGCTACGAGGGAACGCTGGACCACCTGATAAATGATTTTTGCTGTGACGATAACGGCATCTACTTCAAGCATGACGCAGACCTTAGCAAAAAGGATTGAACGCCATGAACTACGCAAGCCCAAGAAAAAACACACCGCCTTGCCCACCTAGTCAGGCACCCGCTACCCACCACGTTGCCCAGCTAGGAGATGGCTTTTTTCCGCTGATGGTGAAAGCGGCCGGAATCACTCGCAAGGAGCTGCAATTCGATCTGCGGTATTCCAAGACCTACGTCGATCTCATCATGGCTGGCCGAAAGCATGATCCTGTGAATCGTGCGCGGCTGTTTTGCTCCATGCTGCGCAAGCTCAAGCGCATGGATTTGGTAGCCGCAACAATCGTCCATGTGGCCGGCGGCGACGATTTTGACGGGCGCGTGCTGACGGCGGTTCAAGTTGAGGCGTTGAAGGAACTGGCGAAGGTGATTACCAAATGATTCGTCCGAAACGAAAGCTGAAGCCGCAGGACTGGCTACGAGTATTCGAGCTTGCCCGCGTCAACGGCGCGGACAACAATCAGCGTTTGTTGCCAAACAACGGCTGGAAATTCCCGCGTGATACGTGGCTTCAAGGGCGCCTGACAGAACTGAAACGAAAAGACTGTGAAAAAAGAAACGATTAAAAGATTTTTTATCTACGTGCAATTGGAGCGAAGTGATGGACACTGAAATTTTAGACAAGCTGTATTTGGAAATCTCGCAATACACACGGGCTAAAACTAGGCGCCAGATCG